TCAACAGTTAAATCTTTTTTTAAATTCTGTAACAGCTTTAGCTAATGCTAATGTAGATGTAGCAGGGGAACAGTTAAATCTTTCTTTAAATTCTGTAACAGCTTTAGCTAATGCTAATGTAGATGTAACAGGGGAACAGTTAAATCTTTCTTTAAATTCTGTAACAGCTTTAGCTAATGCTAATGTAGATGTAGCAGGGGAACAGTTAAATCTTTCTTTAAATTCTGTAACAGCTTTAGCTAATGCTAATGTAGATGTAGCAGGGCAACAGTTAAGTATTGTTGAAGGAATTGTGGATGCTTCTCCAGATGCTGAAGTTACTGGTCAACAAATAAATGTATTCTTAAATTCTGTAACAGCTTTAGCTAATGCTAATGTAGATGTAGTAGGGGAACAATTAAATCTTTCTTTAAACTCTGTAAATATTAGAGGAGAAGCTAATGTTGATGTAACAGGGGAGCAGTTAAATTTTTCTTTAGATTCAGTAAATATTTTTCTTGATACTGTAGTTTTTGTAACTGGAGAAAGATTAAATACTTCATTAAATTCTGTAACAACTCTAGCTAATGCTAATGTAGATATAACAGGGCAACAATTAAATTTATCTTTAAATTCAGTAGATGTTATTCCTAATAGTATTATTAATGTAACAGGGCAACAATTAAATACATTATTAAATTCAGTAATTATTTCAGCTAATGCAAACATATCTCCTATTGGAAATGAATTGACTATAGCTTTAAATAATATAAATAATCAAATTTGGACTGAAATAAATACTGGAACTAGTGCAAATTGGTCCAATATTAATACCGGAGCTACGGCAAATTGGATAGAGATTGACACCGCCGCTTAAATTAAATACTATATAACATAAGGAATTAAAATTATGGCATCAAGTTATTCTACAGACCTCAAACTAGAGATACAAGTAACTGGCGAAAACGCCGGTACATGGGGTGATATTACAAATACAAATTTAGTTATTCTTCAGCAAGCAATCGCTGGTTATGAATCAGTTACATTAAACGCAACAACAGGAGTTACATTAACATATACTAATGGTGCTCTTTCAAATGGTAAAAATGCAGTATTAGAACTTTCAGGAACTATTACAGGAAACGTAGATGTTACTATTCCTTCAGATTCAACAGGACCGGATGAAAAAGTTTATGTAATTAAAAATAATACATCAGGTGCTTTTACTGTAACAGTAAAAGTTAATGGTCAAACAGGAGTTACTTTTTCTGCAACAGATAAAGGAACAAAACTTTTATATTTAAATGGAACTGATGTTGTAGATTCTAATATTGGAAAATTATCTAATGACGCTGCCCCACAGTTATCTGCAAACTTAGATACTAATGCAAAAAATATTATTATTGATTCTACATATGGAATTATAGATGAAAATGCTAACGAACAAATTAAATTTTCAACAACTGCATCAGCTACAAATGAAATAACAATTGCAAATGCTGCAGCTGGATCAAGTCCAGTTATTTCTGCAACAGGTGGAGATACAAATGTTGGATTAACATTGACACCAAAAGGTGATCTTGGAAGAATTACATTAAATGGTGAATCAAAAGTATTTGGTATTTTTGAAGGTGCAACAATTTCTACAACTTTTATAACATCATTTACATATGATGTACTTACACAAGCTGTATATTTTCAAAATGTTAATTTAGGTGCAAACTTTACAGTTAATTTAAGAGGAAATGCTTCAACTGCATTAAACGCGGCTTTAAACACTGGTGAATCTGCAACAGTTGCATTAATCACAAAACAAGGCAACACAACATTTTATAACACATCTGTTTTAGTTGATGGCACATCTACAAACGTTACAGTAGTTTGGCAAGGTGGAACAGCTCCAACAGCTGGAAACACTTCATCTAATGATGTCTACACTTACACAGCTCTTAAAACAGCAGCATCAACATACACAGTATTAGCAGCACAAACACAATTTAAATAAGGAGAAGAAAGAATGCCTTTAATCTCAACAAGGGGAGCTGCATCATCCAGAGGATTTGGATTATTAACAGCAAAAAAAATTGTTGATATACAAGTAGATTTTTTAGTTATAGCTGGAGGAGGTGGAGGAGGTTCAACTTCTACAGGAACAAGTCGTTCTGGAGGTGGAGGAGGTGCTGGTGGATATAGAACTAGTGCTGGTACTTCTGGAGGAAGTGGACCTGCAGAGTCTAAAAAAACAATACAATCTCAAACTAATTTTACAGTTACTGTTGGAGCAGGTGGACCAGGAGGTAATAATGGTAGTGATAGTATTTTTTCTACCATTACTTCTACTGCGGGAGGTAGAGGAGGTAATGCTAATAATGCAGGAGCTTCTGGTGGTTCTGGTGGTGGTGGGGGATCAGGCGCTGCTCCCCTGACGGCAGCTGGTGCAGGAACTGCAAATCAAGGAAATTCAGGGGGCACAGGTTCTGGTGGTCCAGCTGGTCCATTTAGGGGTGGAGGTGGAGGTGGTGCTGGAGGTACTGGAGGCACTGTAGACGGAGGTGCAGGTGTAGCTTCTACAATTACAGGTCCCTCAACAACAAGAGGTGGTGGTGGTGGAGCTGGTGGTAATAATTATGGTCCCGCTGGTACAGGAGGTTCAGGAGGTGGTGCAAACGGTGGAAATAATGCTGGAACAGTTAATACTGGAGGAGGTGGAGGTGGAGGAACAGGATTAGCAACTCAAAATGGAGGAGCAGGGGGTTCTGGTATTGTTATATTAAAATATCCAGATACATTTACTATTTCAAATCCAGGAGGGGGTTTAACATTTTCAACAAGTACATCAGCACCTAATAAAATAACATCTTTTACGGCCGGAACAGGAAACGTACAACTAAATTATTAATATGGCACATTACGCATTTTTAGATGAAAACAATATAGTAATAGAAGTGATAGTTGGTAAAAACGAAAATGAAGAAGGTGTTAATTGGGAACAACACTATGGTAATTTTCGTGGGCAACTTTGCAAACGTACTTCTTATAATACAATTGGAGGAGTTCATCAATTAGGAGGAACACCATTTAGAAAAAATTACGCAGGTATAGGTTATACTTATGATGAAACAAGAGATGTTTTTATTCCACCTAAGCCTTATAATAGTTGGATATTAAACGAAGATACTTGTCTTTGGAATGCCCCTGTTGCTTATCCAACAGATGGTAACAAATATACTTGGAACGAAGAAATTAAAAACTGGGCTTTACAAACAACATAAAATAAGTTATTTATTATTCAGAAATGAATAATATTTATTTTTTATGCGGTTTACCAAGAGCAGGTAATACTTTATTAGGTTCTATAATAAATCAATCTGAATCTGTAAAATTAACAGCTAATACAATTTTAACAGATGTCATTTATCAATTACAATTAATTAAAGATATTGAAATATATAAAAATTTTCCTGATAAAAAATCATTGGATAATATTATAAAAAATGTATTTAATAATTATTATGAAAATTGGAATGTAGATAACATTATTGATAGAGGCCCATGGGGTACTCCCGGTAATTTAAAATATTTAAAAGAAATAATTAAAAATCCCAAATTTATTGTTTTATATAGACCTGTTTTAGAATGTTTAGCTTCTTTTATAAAAATAGAAAATCCGGCTAATGTAGAAGAAAGGTGTTATGAATTAATGAGTTGTAATGGTATAATTGGAAAAAGTCTTTGGAGTATAAAAAACATCATAAAAGAAAAAGAAGATCATATTATTATACATTATAAAGATTTTATAAAAAATCCAAATAAACAAATTAAAACAATGTTTAATTATTTAAAAATTCCTTTTACAAATTTTGATTTAAATAATTTAAAACAATTTTCCGTTAACAATGTTGATTATAATGACAGTATTTATAAGTTACCTTTACACAAAATAAGAACTGATAAAATAAAGTTAAACAAATATAATGTTAAAGATTATTTACCAGCTAATATAATTAAACAATATTCTAATTTAGATATATGAAAATATTAATATTTGGATTACCAGGATCTGGTAAAACAACATTTGCTAAAAAATTAGTAGAAGGTAAAAAGATACCTCATTTTAATGCTAATGAAATTAGAAAACTATTTGAAGATTGGGATTTTACAGATGTAGGTAGAAGACGCCAAGCAAACAGAATGATGACAATGTGTGATCTTGCAGTTAATCATGTAGTTGTAGATTTCGTATGTCCATTTGAATCTTATAGATCTTTCTATGATATGAAGATTTGGATGAATACAATTGATAAAGGAATATTTGAAGATACCAATAAAGTATTTGAGAAACCTAAAAAAGTTGATTTTGAAATAACTAATTTTAAATATGATAACATAATAAAGGAGATATATGATAGACTACTCTAAACCTACTGCCCAAATGCTTGGGCGATGGCAACCATTTCACGATGGTCATTTAGCTTTATTTAAAGAGATATTAAAGAAGACGGAACAAGTTATTATTATGGTACGATCTATGCCTGAATCAGAAAATAATCCTTTTCAATTTGATGATATTAAAAAACGTATTGAAGAAAAACTCAAAGATTATGTAGGAAAATTTGAAGTTATTAAAGTTCCAAATATTACTAACATATGTTATGGTAGAGATGTTGGTTATAAGATTGAAGAAATTGTTTTACCAAAAGAAATACAAGAAATATCAGCAACTAAAATAAGAAATAAATTAAAATGATAAAGTCTACTATTAATAGTATATTTCCGACACCTATCTATGTGTCTAAATTAAATAGAAAATTAAAACCGCTAGAATTAAACTTTGTAGATAAATCTAAAAAAAATTTCTATAAAAATTCTGGAAACATTACATCAAAAAATAATTATATTCTTAATGAAAAACCTTTTGCCAATATTAAAAAAGAATTAGAATTAAAAGTAAAAGATTATTTTGAAAAAGTTATATGTCCTGTTAACACAGTTATACCTTATATTACACAATCTTGGTTAAATTTTACTGAAACCAATCAATTTCATCATAAACATGCACATCCTAATTCTATAGTATCGGGGGTATTTTATATTAACTGCCATGAAACATTAGATAAAATTAAATTTTTTAATGAAAGTTATAAAACTATAAAACCTGAAATTAAAGATTGGAATTTATGGAATTCTGAATCTTGGTGGTTTCCAGTCAAAACTGGAGACATTATAATGTTTCCCTCTTCTCTGCCTCACGCGGTAGAAAATAAAGAAGGTACTAACACCAGAATTAGTTTAGCTTTTAATGTTTTTATTAAAGGAAAAATAGGTATTAATGAAGAATTAACCGAACTTATATTATGAAAAAAGATTTATCTTATTATGTAAAACATTATAAATCTTTTTTGGATAAATCATTATGTGATAAAACTGTTCATGAGTTAAATTCAATACATAAATCTTCATGGGTAGAACATAGATTTTATCATCCAATAGAAAAAACTTTAATAAAAAAATCTGGAAATCACGAATTGTCTACATTGATCTCAAAAGAAATATCCACAAAAGAAATTATTATGAAAAAATTATGGAATGGAATTCATGATTATGTGTGTAATTTAAAATTTACTTGGTTTAATGGTTGGAGTGCATATAGTGAAATTAGATTTAATAAATATTCAAAAAATAAAAAAATGGCAGAACATTGCGATCATATACATTCTTTATTTGAAGGTAAAGAAAAAGGTATTCCAATATTAAGTGTGTTAGGAATTTTAAATGATAATTATGAAGGAGGAGAATTTGTAATGTTTGAAAAAGAAGAAATTAAATTAAAAAAAGGAGATTTGTTAATATTTCCTTCTATATTTTTATATCCTCATAAAGTAGAACCTGTAAAAAAAGGAACTAGATATTCTTTTATTTCATGGGTATGGTAAAATTAAAGTAGTTCTAATTTTAATAGAATTATGGTATAAAACTATTACTAGAGGGGCTTACCACCAATTCTACCTCAAGCTCCTCTGGTATTTACTATATTTATAAGTATAATAGAGGGTTATGCCATTACAAAAAATACAGTTTAAACCTGGATTCAATAAACAACAGACTGCAACCGGAGCTGAAGGGCAATGGATTGATGGTGATAATATAAGATTTCGTTATGGTGAACCACAAAAAATAGGTGGATTTCAACAACTCGTTGCTAGCACCTTAGCAGGTCCCGCACGCGAACAGCATACGTGGACAGCATTAGATGGTAAAAAATATGCAGCTATTGGTACTTCAAAATTATTGGTTATTTACTATGAGACAGAATTTTTTGATATTACTCCACTTGGAACAGCTTTAACATCTTGTACGTATACATCTACAACGGGTTCAGCAACTGTTACCATTAACAAAATAGCTCATAGATTAGAGGTTGGTGATTATATTATATTTACAAGTGTCACAACTCCAGGACCTACTACAACAAGTTATACATCAGCAGATTTTACAACAAATGTTTTTGAAGTTTTATCAGTACCTACGTCTGGAACCTTTACAGTTACAATGCCAAGTGTTGAAGGTGGAACAGGTGTAACAGCAGGAGGTACTATTACTACAACTCCTTACATTAAAATTGGACCTATATCTCAAACCCCTGCATTTGGTTATGGTACAGGATATTTCGGTGGAACAATACCAACTTCAGTTACAACACAATTAGATGGAGCACTTAACAATTCAGACACAACTATTACTGTAGATGCAACTGCTGCATTTCCAACAACAGGGCGAATAGATATTGGAACAGAATTAATTACTTACACAGGTAAAACCGGAACTACTTTTACAGGTTGTGTTAGGGGTGTAAATGGATCAACAGCGGCATCTCATTTAGATAATGCAATTGTAACTAATGCAACAGATTGGGTTGATTGGGGAGAAGAATCTAATAACATAGGAGTTACTCTTTCTCCTGCTTCTTGGTCGCTAGATAACTTTGGTCAGATTCTAGTTGCAACTATTAAAAATGGAAAAACTTTTACTTGGAATCCTTCTAGTCCTGGAAGACTAGGAGTAAGAGCAACGATTGTATCAGGTGCACCGACGGCGTCCATTATGAGTGTTGTATCAGATCGAGATAGACATTTATTCTTAATGGGAACAGAAACAACTATTGGAGACCCATCTACACAAGACCCAATGTTTATAAGATTCTCAAATCAAGAAGATATTAATACTTGGAATCCAACGGTTACAAACACTGCTGGTACCTTTAGACTAGATACGGGAAATGAAATTATAGGAGCATTACAAGGTAAAGATTATATATTAGTTCTTACAGATCAAGCTGCATATACAATTCAATTCGTTGGTCCTCCATTTACATTCTCTATAAGACAAGTTGGAACAAATTGTGGATGTATTGGTCAACATGCAATGATATACGCACAAGGCGCTGTATTTTGGATGGGATTTGGGGGTGGTTTCTTTGCATTTGATGGAACAGTTAAACAAATACCCTCCCTTGTTGAAGATTTTGTATTTACAGATATTGGAGACAATTTAGGATTTAATTATGATGCAAGTCAAATAACTTATGCATATCACAATTCATTATATAATGAAGTTGGTTGGAATTATGCAAAAGCTGGATCAACTCAAGTAGATAGAAATGTAGTATATAATTTTGTTGAAAATACTTGGGCAGTTGGTTCTTTAGCTAGAACAACTTATATTGATGCACAAACTTTTAATTTACCTTATGCAACACAATATATCACAAATAGTATACCAACATTTCCAACTATCAATGGTGCAACTAATACCTTTGGTTCAACTAAATACTGGGCACAAGAAACGGGTTTTAATGAAGTAGATGTAAATGGTAATGCAACAGCTATTGCAGCATATATTCAATCTGGAGATTACGATATATCAGAACAAGGTTTAGGTGGGGATGGTCAGCTTATTATGCGTATTAAACGATTTATTCCAGACTTTAAAAGTTTAGAAGGAAATGCAAAAATAACTTTATTCTTTAGAGACTATCCAGCAAATGCAAATTCAATACCTTCTAATACACCTCCTTTAATTACTGGACCTTTTACAATTACATCTTCAACTGATAAGGTAGACACACGTGTGCGAGGAAGACAAGTGAGTTTAAAAATAGAAAATGATGCAGTAAATGAAACTTGGAGATATGGAACTTTGAGACTAGATATTGAAGCAGGTGGTAGAAGATAATGGCAAAGATAAGTGCATATATACCAGAACCAACACAAAATTATGATGTTAATAATCAAAGACAAATACTTGAAGCACTTAATACTATTAAAGATCAACTTAACTTTGGATATCAACAAGATTTAATTAATCAACAATCTGCTATGACACAATTTATATATGGAACACAAGCTGGCTCTTTTTGCCCGCCACAACCTATTCAAATAGGTGGAGGATCTGGTTCTAATGCTTATGATGCATTTGGAAGATTAAGAGTTTCTAATCCTTTAACTATCTTTGACAGTAAGAATATAATGTCACAGAATACTTTATTTAATGCAACTACTGCAAATGGTGGAAGCGTTACTTACACAGCTAATAAATCAACAGTTAATTTAAATGTAACAGAAGCGGCAAGTTCTAAAACAGTGAGACAGTCTAATAGAGTGATGTCTTATCAACCGGGTAAATCATTGCTTATTTTTAATACCTTTGTAATGAATGAACCTACTACAAACTTAAAACAAAAAGTTGGTTTATTTGATACAAATAACGGAATATTTTTTACAGCAGATGGAACAACACTTAAAATAGTAAGACGAACTTTTACATCGGGTGCAGCAGTTGATACTGAAATATCACAATCTAGTTGGAACGGTGATAAATTAGATGGAACAGGTGCAAGTGGATTTGATTTAGATCCAGCGACATCTAATATATTATTTATAGATATTGAATGGTTAGGGGTTGGATCTGTTAGAGTTGGATTTGTTATTAATGGTCAATTAATTACAGCACATACATTTCTTAATGCTAACAATTTAACAACTGTTTATATGCAAACAGCTAATCTTCCAATTCGTTATGAAATTGAAAGAGCTGGAACATTAACAGCAGGTACTTATACATTACAACAAATATGTTCTTCTTGTATTTCTGAAGGTGGTTATTCTCCACAAGGATTAGAACAAATGGTTGGAACAGCTACAGTTAGTGCTGGTGTGAATTTAACAACAGCAAATACTTATTATAATATTGCAACAATTAGAATTAAGACTTCAAGACCATATGCAGTTATAGTGCCAGCTGGAATAGATGTTTTAAACATATCTAATGGAGATTTTGAATGGGGATTATTTGTTAATGCTACACCATCCTCTCCATTTTCATATACAAGTTTTAGTGATAATGTAGAATATGATTTAACTACAATTGATTTAACTACATTAGGAACAAGAATTGCTGGTGGATACTTAGGTGGTAAAACTTCACCTTTTACTTTAGGTGGAGATTTTATAGCATTTTCAAATCAACTTGGACAAACTATTGCAGGTGTGTCAGATACTTTAACATTAGGTGTAAGACCAGGAACAGCTAATGGAGATGTATCTGGTTTATTAAAATGGTTTGATTTAACATAATGGCTATATTTTATAAAAATCAAGGATTTGTTTTATCAACAACAAACTTAACAACAGTGTTAACAATTAACACTTCTTCTAACGCAATCGTTAAAGATATTGCTGTAACAAATGATAGTTCAACGGCAGCTATATTAGATATGTATGTTTATGATTCATCTTCAACTACAAATTATCAATTTCTACATGCATCTATTCCAGGATTATGTAATGGAAATGCTGCACAGACAGTCTTGAATTTAGAAGAAGGAGATGCTATACTAGCTCAAACACCAACTGTTGATGTTATTAAAGGTGTCATCAGTTATGCATTATTAGACAGAACAGGAGAAAATGGATAATTTAGTTAAGATAGAATGTCAGACAGAAGAAAGTTTTAAAAGTAAAACAACCGGAAAGACTTACAAATCTAAAGAAGAATTTTTAAAAGAAAATAAAGAAGAAGATTTAATAGTAGATCTTACTGTTAAAGTAACAAACAAAGGTTTAGAGTTATTAGAGAAAGTAATGAATCAAAAATGAAACCTAGGGGCGGAACAGAATTACAGGTAGAAGGACTGTATAAACATGTAGATAATACTTTATTAGATAAGGTTCAAATAACTACATCTGTACCGGAAAAAATACCATTACATCCAACTAAACCTAATATTCTTTGGCAACAAAATTCATACGATCAACCTAATCTAGCGCCTTGGTTTAAAGATAAAAATAATCATAAAAAATATGATTGGTATGTATTTAATTCCCATTGGTGTTATGAAAAATTTAGAATGATGTTTGATATACCAACAGATAGATCATTAGTTATTAAGAATGCTATAGATAAAATTGAACCAAGATCATTAGATTATACTAAAGGTGACCCTATTAAATTAATTTATACTTCAACGCCGTGGCGAGGTTTAAATGTATTATTAGCTGCCATGCAATTAGTTAATAATAAAAATGTACATCTAGATGTATATTCTTCAACGCAAGTATATGGAAATGATTTTAAATCTAAAAATGATACTCAATTTAGAGATTTATATGCACAAGCATCTTCATTGCCTAATGTAAGTTATGTTGGCTATAAACCTAATGAATTTATAAAAGATAATCTTAAAAACTACCATATGTTTGCTTATCCTAATATCTGGGAAGAAACATCTTGTATTGCGGCAATTGAAGCAATGGCTGCTGGATTATATTGTATTACAACTGATTATGGTGCTTTGTTTGAAACATGTGCAGAGTTTGCAGTTTACGTTCCTTATGAAAAGGAATTTGTAAAACTAGCTCAAACATTTGCATCAGTTATTGATGCAGCTGCAGACCAGTTGCAAGAGACGAGCGTCAAGGAGCATTTAAAGTTTCAAATAGATTATACAAACAGATATTATTCTTGGGACCTGAGAGCAGGTGTTTGGAATAGATTTTTACAAGGAGTGTTAAATGCAAGACTCAAGTAGACCTATTTGGTTTAAAAAAGAAAATCATTCAATTGGAATGAAAGTTGGACAACCTGAAACTAGAATATATGTAGCAACACCCGTTCATAGTGAGTGTTCAATTCATTACACACAAGCATTATTAAAATTTCAACAAGCATGTATGATGAATAATATTATGGTATCTTTTTCACTTCTTAAATCATCACTAGTTACACAAGGTAGAAATTTATGTGTCGCTAATTTTTTAGGTGATCCTGGTAATTACACACATATGTTATTCATAGATTCTGACATTGATTTTAAATTTGAAACAATAATGAAGATGTTAAAGCTTGATAAAGAAGTAATAGCAACTCCTTATCCTATGAAACATGTTCATTGGGAACAAATATGGGATAGATTACAAAAAGGTAAAATTAAAAATAAAGATGAATTAATGCGAAGTGGATTTATCTATCCAATAAAAATGGATAATTTAATGGATAAAGATAAAAAAGAAATTAGTGTAGTTAATGGATTAATAGAAGTTTCACATGCTCCTACTGGATGTATGTTAATTAAAAGACAAGTATTTGATAAAATGATTAAAGCGTATCCTAATGATTTTATAGACCAAGCAACAATAGTAAATGGAGAAGCTAAAACTAATCCTTATATGTATAATTTCTTTGATACAGTTCATGATCAAGCATCTAAAAAATACTATGGAGAAGACTTTGGATTCTGTAGAAAATGGACTGCAATCGGTGGAAAATGTTATTGTTTAATAGATGAATATATAACACACGTTGGTGAATACCAATATAATGGTAGATTAAAAGATAATCTTGAAATGGTTAATACCGTTGACGATTCATTAAAAAACAAGTAAAGTATACGTTTTCAGGACTCTGTGCCTGCCTATAATAACTTATTAATATGACAATAGCGCGAGCACAAATGTATAGACAATTATATCAAATGGGTGGAATAGGCACATTGCCAATGGATTATGGTCAATCCTTACAAGTACCTCAACAACCACAATCTATGTTTACTCCAACAGGAAGTGCAACATCTAGTCCATTATTAAATTATGGGCAATCTCAATTAGGTCAAGCAGGTGGAACACCTTTAACAATGCGTAGTGGTGGTATTACAAGACTAGGTTATCAAGAAGGTGGAATGGGAATGACACAATTAGGAGCTCCACAAGAAGAACCTATATTTCCAAGATTAGAAACTTTAAATCAAAATTTAGGTCAAGCAGAACAAACATTAGGGACTCCTTCTAATAATCAATTTAATATGTCACCTATGACTTCTGCATTTACAGGAAGATCTCAAATGAATTTAGGTGGAAGAATAGGTTACCAAGAAGGCGGAATGGATCAAATGATGGAACCACAAATGCAAGATCCTATGATGCAACAACCTATGCAACCACAACAAACGATGGAACCTCCGTTACAAGGAATGGAAGGACAACAACCAGATATTAAAGATCCACAACAAGCATTAGATATTATTATTCAAATGTTAATTGCTCAAGGAATACCTCCTGAACAAGCAAGAGAAATTGCATTGCAAATGGTTCAAGCAGTTGCTGAAGGTGGTATGGGAGAAATGGAAGATCAAAGAATTGAAGCAAGATTTGGTGGAAGTATGCGTAATGGAAGAGAACAATATGGACTTGGAAGTATTTTTAAAGGTGCAGCAAAAGCAGTTTCAGGAGTTGTTAAAGGAGTTACGAGCGCAGTTAAATCTGTAGCATCTAGTCCTATCGGAAAAGCAGCATTAGCTGCAGCTGCTATTTATTTTGGTGGACCTATGTTAGCATCAGCTACATCTGGGACTTCATTTGGAAGTGCTTTATTTGGTTCTCCAATCGGAGGATTTGGATTAGAAGCTATAGCAACTCCAGGATTATTTGGAACAGCTGGTCAATTTGCTCCGTTATCTGGAAGTTTATTTGGATCAAATTCATTACTTGGTGGACTTACTAGTAAATTTGGTGGAAGCGGAATATTAAGTTCATTAGGTGGAAATGCTTTAACTAGTTTAGCAGGTGGATTTTTAGGTGGATCATTATCAGGTGGTATACCTCAACAACAACCTGGAGAATTAGATGCAGATTATCAAAATAGAGTTGCTCAATATAAAGCTCAATATGCTCCTTTATTAAATCCAACTGTTCAATATCCAAATAATCCATTTTATCCTCCAACTCAAATGGCAGCAAATGGTGGAAGAATAGGTTATCAAGAAGGTGGTATTGGAAATTTAGTTTCTCAAATTACTAAACAAGAATTTTTTGGAACACCTATGATGGCTAATGGTGGAAGAATGGGATATGAATTAGGTTCAGAAGTCCCAGTAAGAAAAAATCAAGCTGGTGTTAAAGAATTAGATTATAGAGATACTGGTGGATTTGTTCCTCCAATTGGTATAAAAGAGAGAGCAGATGATATACCTGCTATGTTATCTAATAACGAATTTGTATTCACTGCTGACGCTGTACGAAATGCAGGTGGTGGTGACGAGAATCTAGGAGCTAAAAGAATGTATACTCTAATGAAAAATCTTGAATCAGGAGGATCTGTATAATGGCTGAAATTCAACAAACGCAAACATTACCAGCACCATTTATACAAGCAGCTGCAGAACAATATTTTCCACAACTTGCATCAGCTGTTGGTGGTATTAAAGGTTTAGATGTATCAAAATTATTAGGTCCACAATTTGTTGCAGGACCTTCTCAATTACAACAACAAGCTGAACAATTAGGAACAGGACTTGGTGGATATCAACCTTTCTTACAAGCTGCACAAGCTGCAACTGGACCACAGGCATATCAACAATACATGTCTCCATATCAACAATCAGTTATTGATACAACATTACAACAATACGATATTCAAGCACAAAAAGGTTTGCCAGCACTTGCAGCTCAAGCAATTGGAGCTGGAGCATATGGTGGAGGAAGAGAAGGAGTTCAAAGAGCAGAATATCAAACTCAATCAGATTTAAATAGAGCTTTACTTCAAGCACAATTACAACAACAAGGTTATGGACAAGCTCAACAGTTAGCGCAACAACAATATAATCAACAACTAGGATTAGCTGGTCAAACTCAAGGATTATTAGGATCGCAAATTTCTGGTCTTTCTGCATTAGGTGCACAACAACAAGCTCAACAACAAGCTTTATTAAGTGCTCAACAACAACTTGCACAAAAACAAGCATATCAACCTTTAGAAGCTGCGCAAATTTATGGAGCTGGAATAGCACCTTTAATTGCTGGATATCCTGGAAAAGAAACAATTACTCAAATGCCATCACCAAGTGGATTACAAACTGCATTAGGAGTTGCCGGAACACTTGCATCAATTTATGGAAAATTAAATCCTCCAACTCCAGTACAATTTGGAAAAATAACATAAAATGTCTAGAATACTTAAAAGACCAATGTTTAGAATAGGTGGATCTACTAATGAAGGTATTGTTTCTATGGCTGAACCTAGAAAAAATTATCAAGAAGGAAGTGATTATCAAAAAAGAATAGAAGAATTAAGACCTATACTTCAACAAGCCGCAGGTATGGGTAGAAGTGAAAGAGACAGATTTTTAGATATGTTATTACAAGGAAGTATAAGGTTAGCTTCTGAAAGACCTGCAGGAAATATATTTTCAACTGCTGCAAGAGCATTTCAACAACCAGTAGAACAATATTTAAAAAGTGGAGCAGACGAAGAAGCATTCCAAAGACAAATTAATTTAACTGCAGCAACACAAGGAATATCTTCAGTTGAAGCTGAAAGACTTCAAAGAATGAAAGTTCAAGCTGCACAAGCAGAAGCAGCACAAAGAGCACAACAAATAGATAAAGAATTATTTTTAAAAACTTCAGGATTAGGAACAAACGCAGGTTCAATATATGATACTAAACGAGCTCTTGAAAGAAAAGGTGAAGTAGTTATAGGAGCTGTATCAACAATTGGAAGTGGTGATAAAGTAAAACCGAGTCCATCTTCTGTATTAAGTATTCCTGAAGGACGCGTATTTTATGATGTAAATGGTAATTTTTATAGAAAAGTTTCTAAAGATCAATCTAAAGAAGGTTGGAAAAGAATTAATTTATCAGGAGAAGAAATAAAAGCTGAAGCACCTGTTAAAAAAACTGGATTTGCTGAAAGTCCTGGAGCAGCATATGATCCTAGATCATGGAATAAACAAAAATTTTACGAATCATTAGCAAAGAAGAATCCGCCTTCAACTATGGAGTAAAATACCATGGCTGAATACATAGATCCATTTGAATCAATTGAAGAAAATCAAAAGGTAGGTTTATTAACTTCTGGAGTTGCAGGTATTGCATCTGGAATTATTAAAATTCCAAAAGGTGTATTTTCATTAGGAGCAGAACTTTTAGATCTTGGATTTGATACAAGTACTGCATCTTCTGTTGAACAATTTTTTGATGGTATTAATCCATTTGAAGAAGTAGCGAACGAAAGATTATCTGGAAGATTAACTGAAGCATTAGTATCGATTGGTGTTCCAGCGACAGCTGGAGCTAAGGTTGCAACTAAAATTGCAGAAACAGCATTAAAAGCAAAAAGAGCTGGAGCCTATGCTAATTTAACTAGTCCTAATTTAATAAAAGCCACAACTGAAGCACAAAGATTAAATAAATTATCTACTGTACAAAGATATGCAGCAATCTCTGCAGGAGGTGCTGTAGGTGAGGCTTTTGTAGCGGACATCGAGAAACTAGGGACTATTGGAGAAGCATTTGGAGTAGGACCTACTCAACTTGGAGATATAGATGAAGAAACGGGTGGAAGAGAAGACGCTATAACAAAATTAATGAATAGATTTAAATTTGGTTCAGAATCATTATTACTTACACCGCTTGTTTTTGGAGTAGGAGAAGGAGCAAAAAAATTATTAACTCAAGGAGATGCATTAGCTTATAGTAGTTCTGCATTAGATAGATTCTTTTTTAAAGTTGGAAGTGTATTTACACCTCAAGGACAAAGACCAAGAGAACAATTTCTTGCAAGAGAAACTGAAAATGCAATGGTAAGAGCAGACCAACATTTAGCAATGGAACAAGTAGCTAGAATAGATAAAGAAGTAAATAAATTATTTCCAGATACTAATAAATTTTTTAATGCTGCTAGTGATACAGAGAAAAAAACTTTTTTAAAAACTTTAGATGAAGCTTTATTTTCAGGAAAAGTAGATGAAACAATAGACAAGAACATTTTAGATAATATTGTAGATACAATGAGAAAACGTGGATCTAGTCCTGAAAGTGTTGATACTATTTTAACAGGAATAGAAAAAATAAGAAATCAATATGGTGAATTAATTAATATTGCATCTAGAGGATCTGGAGAACTTCCAACAGAGTTAACATTACAATTAAAAAATTTAATGGGAGATAGATTAAAAACTATGGTTGGAACTACTTATGAAATTTTTGATAATAAAATTGCTAATGTATTTAATAAATTTACTCCGGCAAAAGATGTTGTAGATAAAGTAAAAAATATATTTATTAGATATGCTGCAAGAAACGGAAAAGAATTATCTGATTTACAAGCTCAATCTATAGTGGATGATATTTTAGAACAAGCAAAAAATTCATTTCCAACAATAGATAGAATGCCTTCTTTTAAATTTGGTAATTTAACAGTGGGATCTGAAAAAGGAGATTATATTACAAAAACTTTTGCAAGAACTATAGAAGAAAAAATGGCAGGTGGATTAAAAGATTTAAAAGTTGTTGGTAGAGGAAGTAAAGCATTTAGAGAATTATTTGGAGAAGTAAATGATGTTAGACGTTCTATATTTGAAGGTGTTTCAAAATTATCTACAATTGCAAGAAGAAATGAAATGTATGAAGAAATGTTAGTAAATGATCAAATAATTAAATCTAGTATAACTAAAAACACTCCCGTTGGAAAAAAAGGATTTTTTCATAATTCACTTTTTGAAGCAAAAGAAGCATTTGGTCCAAATACTAAAGTTGTTAAAATAGATGATTATGTAAAAAATGATTTTAAAGGAAGTCCAATTGTGAATGCACTACAAGGTAAATGGACAACAGAAGCTATAGCTGAAGGATTTACAAACACTTCTCGTATACAAGATTTTATGAGAGGAGAAATGAAAGGTGATTTAGGAAAAACAGCATCGTGGTTGTATAGAAATTTAATGTTATTACCAAAAGCAGTATCTCAATATAATAAAACAATTTTATCTGTACCTACTCAAATAAAAAATCTTTTAGCTAACTTTATGTTTTCATTATCTAATGGAACAATATTTGAAAGTCCTCAAATAATTGCACAAGCTGCAAAAAGAGCAGGTATGTCTACTCAATTTACAATTGGAAGTCCTATATCTAATGAACAATATAGAAAATATTTAAGATTAGGTGTAGCTGAAACTGGAGCTGCAAAAGGAGATTTAGATGCATTGTTAAGGGATACTAGATTATCAGCAAATGGAAATTTAGGGACAGATAGTATTTTAACCCCTTTTGTTAAATCATTAGGTAAAACCGGGGAATTAGCTAAAAAAGGACTTAAAGTAGCTGAAACAGCTTACATAACATCAGATAACTTAGTAAAAATATTTAATTTTGAAGTTGAAGTTGCAAGAAGAGGTGCCGCATATGCAAAAGCAGGTATTAAAAAAACAGCAGATGAATTAGAAAAAGAAGCAGCAGAAATAGTTAAAAATACAGTTCAAAACTATTCAAGAGTTGGTCAGTTTGTAAGATTATCAAGAGGATTACCTATAGGTAATTTTATGTCATTTCCATCTGAAGTATTTAGAACAAGTGGTGGTATTGTTGAACAAATATTAAAAGATTTAAAAGATCCAATTACAGGTTCTATTAATCCAATAACAAGTACAAATATTATGAAAGGTATTGCTATGAAAAGATTAATTGGATCAACAACTGCGCTTGCAGCTCTTCCTTATGGGCTTGTAGAAGGAGCTCAAGCTATAAATGGAGTTTCTGATGAAGAAGCAAAAGCTGCTAACGATTTTGTACCTCCTTGGGCTAAAGATTCAATGAAAATATTTATGAGAAATTCTGAAACAGGAGAATTATATTTTCAAGATTATAGTAAAATGAATGTGTACGATACATTATCACGACCATTTGCTACGTTGTTAAGAAATATACAAGAAGGTGTCGATCAAGAAAAACCCTTATTAAATGGATTTATTAAAGGTGTTGCTGAAGCAGCAGGCAGTATATCAAGTCCATTTGTTGAACCATCTATTTGGACTGAAGCATTTATGGATATTTGGTCAAGAAGCGGTCGTACACCTGAAGGTAAAATATTATACACAGAAGAAACACCTACAGGTGAAAAACTTCAAAGAATTACTATGCATCTTACTCAAGCTTTAGCTCCAAGTTACAGACCTTTTACAAGAACATATCAAGCAATAACTGAAACACCTGGAAAAGGTGGAGAACAATACGAAGTTCCATATGAGCTTGCAGGAATATTTGGAATGAGAGCTGAAAAAATAGATCCATTAAAAACAATGGCCTTTTATATTTCTGACTTTCAAGAAGGTGAAAGAAATTCAAGAAGAGAATTTACCGGTGGACCAGAAGGATTATTAACGGGAGAAATAAAAACTCCTAAAGATTTAATTGAAAGATACTATGTTGCAAATAAAGCATTGTTTGGAGTTCAACAAAAAATGTCAAATCATTTAAAAAATGCTGAAGTGTTAGGTGTTGCAAGAAATAATCTTTCTAATTTATTTAAAACTAGAGGATTATCAGAAGACACAGTAACTAATTTATATCGTGATAAATTTGATCCATTCTTTCCATCGCAAGGAATTATAGATAGGTTTGCAGAAATATCTAGAACTACAGGACAACCTAATCCATTTATAGAAGCGCAAGGAACACTAAGATCTATGGAACAAGATTTTAGTAGACAAGGTTTAGATAAAAAATTTATACCTCAAATACAAAATTATATACCTTCTCTTTCAGAAAATGTTCAACCTTTAAATACACCAATGCCAAATGTCTCTATTTTAACTCCTCCAGTTCAACAATTCGCAGGATTACAAAATGGATTGACACCAACTGAAAACGCTTTATTAAGCCAAAGTGAAAAACAAATGAGGTTAAAACAAAGAGGATTAGCTTAATGGCAAACGGTAAAGAACCAAAGACAACAGGTGAACACATAGTAGCTCTTTATGGCCATATTACGGGCATTAAAAGAGATCTAAGACATCTCACAGAAGAATCTTGTCGCAATCATTCTAAGATAGACAGAAGAGTAGAAAAATTAACTTGGTGGATCATTGGTGGACTTGGATCAACCATCTTATTATTACTAACATTTTTTTTTAAATTTATAAAATAAACTATTGATTATAGTTTTAAAAAACTATATGACGCGCTTATGGATAAAATTTTAGTTCATAAACATCTTATCGTAAGAGCTGAGGCTAAAAATCCTCCGGTGGATGAAACTGTTCTTACAGAGTGGTTTAAAAAATTTATAGAAGAAATAGGTATGAAGGTTATGATGGGTCCTTATGTTAAGTACTCTCATATAATTGGAAATCGTGGAATTACCGGCGCTGCTATTATTGAAACATCTCATATAGTAATGCATGTTTGGGATGAACCTGATCCCGCCTTACTTCAGTTTGATGTTTACTCATGCGGTGAATTTGATCCTGAAACAATATGTGAAAAAATAAAAAAAGATTTTAATACAACGAAAATAGAATACAAATTTTTAGATAGAGAAAATAACTTAAGTGAAATACATACTATAACTTATACCGATCCAATAGCTAAAAATTATGCAAATAAAGAAATAGAAATGAAAAATAATGTATTAATGAAAAGTCGTAAAGAAGTTGAAATTAATGGTAATGGAACTTCTGGATATACAATTAAAGAAGGTATTCATAAAGGCACAGTTCTTGGTCATATTATAAGAGAAAAATCAGTACTTGAAAATTAATAAATAATCATTATATATCTTCCAGGTTGCATCATGTGGATGGACCAATTAACTTGCTTAACAAAGGAGATAATTATGACAAACTTAGAAGTTTTTAATAATTTAAGCAAACAATTATTCAATGGATCAACAAAGTTTTTTGATGATTCTTTTGAAAGTATTTTTGACACGTGGTCAAAAGCACAATCATTTCCATTCTATAACGTAGTAAAATACTCAAAAGGTAAATATGGTTTAGAAATCGGTTTAGCTGGATACAATAAAGAAAATATACTTGTAGAAGTTAAAGATGGTATCTTAACAGTAGAAGGAAAAGTAGAAGATAAAAATATAGACTATGTACAAAAAGGTCTAGCATTTAGAAAATTTTTCAAACAATTCGAACTTGCTAAAGATGTAGTAATTGACGAAGCTGAAATGAAAGATGGTCTACTTAAAATTAAACTTGGTTTTAAAGAACCAAAAGAAGTTGAAGGCGTTAAAGTAGACGTAAAATAATGACTACACTTACATTATTTTTTATTATTTGTTTTATAATCGTATTATATTTAATCTATAACAACTATAAATAATGTTACCTTACAACAAGGAGGAGTGGGAATTTATATCCACTCCTTCAAATCTTCTCCCATAATTTGAGTTGCAATATCAACTTTAGTTCTTAAAGCTTTTACAATTTTTTCATCTACAGTTCCTTCTGCAATGATGTCAATATAAGTCATTGGTTTTTCTTGGCCAATACGATCTATTCTAGCTTCAGATTGCTGACGTTTTTCTAAGTCATATCCATTAGAATAATAAATCATAGTAGAGGCACCTGTTAATGTAATACCATAACCCCCTGTTTGTGGTGTACCAACAATAAATCTAACTGAACTTTCTGGATCTTGAATTAACTTAATTGCTTTTTGTCTATCATCTGTAGAAGTATCTCCATAATAAGTAACAACAGATTTATCTCCATATTCTTTTTTAATAGCTTCAACAATAACTTCTATATCATATCTATAGTGAGCCCATATAACTGCTTTACCTTCCATTTCAGATAAAACATCCATTAGTTCATCTAATCTATTGCTTGCTATTTTTTGTGTTTGACCATCATCCGATTTAAAATGACCACAAGTTATTTGATGTAGTCTCATTAATTGAGTGATTACATTATGTGTTGTAGTTAATTTTCCATTCAATGTAGCTAATGCTATATCTTTCATTTGTTTATAAACTTTTCTTTGTTCTTCTGTTAATTGAATAGTTCTTTTCATATATGTTTTAGGTGGTAAATCTAAACAATCATCTTTTAAAACTCTGTGTGAAAAAGGTTTTATTTTATCTGATAGTTCACCAAGATTTCTATAACCAACTACTATCTCAACTTGTCTACCACTTACATTTATTTTACGAGTTAAAGCATATCTAGTTCTAAAACTGTAATAAGATTGTTGATCTAATAACCAAGGATCTAAAAACCAACATTGAGTATATAAATCTAATGGAGATTTAGTTACTGGTGATCCTGTTAATATTCTTTTATATGTAACATGTTTTCCTATTGCGATAATATTTTTTGTTCTATTCGCTCCTGGATTTTTTATTGTAGTTGATTCATCTATTGCCATTAAAGTTTTATGACAACTTAAAAACTTTTCAGCAAACTGTTTTCCTTTTTTAGTAGACAATGCTTCTACATTCATAATTAAAATATGAAGATCGTAACTAGATTTAAATAATGTATCTAATTCTTTTTCTTTAGATTTACCTGCACTAGATTCCCATAACACCATTTTTTTCTCTATATGATCTGCCATATGAGTTGGTATTTCAGAGTCAAACCAGTTCTTATAAACACCTTTAGGAGCTATAATTAAGGCGCCATTTATAAGGCCTTTATCATAAAGTATTGACATATTATCTATTAATACTTTAGACTTACCGGTTCCCATTTCCATAAAATAAGCAAATACTTTCTTATCCCAAGACATTTCTAATGCCTTTAATTGATGTGCGAATGGCTTTGTCTTAAACTTATAATTCATATATAATAGTTAGTTCTTTCTATTGATTACTATACTACATTAATATACACATTGTCAAGAATGGAAAAAAATAAAGTTTACGTTATTCAAGATGTGCCAGGCACAAGAGAAGGTAGGCCAAAGATAAATATTATTGGAGCTTCTCAATATGGTTCATTAAAAGTTCTTCTTCCAGAAAATGCACAAATAATATTAAGTGCTGGACCTGTTGTATTTAAGTTACGACAGTTGCTAAAAGATTACACTTCAGAAGATTATTTACTACTTACAGGTGATCCTGCAATAATTGGTGTTGCATGTTCAGTTGTATCTGATATTACTAATGGCAAGTATAAATTATTAAAATGGGATAAACAAGAAAGGAGATATTATCCAATTGAAATTGACTTGTATCAAAAATCTGAAACGAGCACTTGACAAACGTAATTTAAGGGATTATAATATACAGAATAGAAAGGTAATAATATGACAATAAATTTTGAACAAGACCGAGTAGAATCAGTTACACAAATTGATGCTGCAAAAACTTTATCAGATAAAGTTTTAAAATTAAAAGATTTAGAAGACGAGATTGCTAACGCAGAAGAAAGTATTAATAAATTAAAAGAACAAGCAAGAATACTTTCTCAAGTAGAAATACCTATTATGATGCAAGAAATGCACATTACAAAATTAAAGCTTAAAGATGGTGAATCTGTAGAAGTAAAACCTTTTTACAGTGCATCTATTGTTCCAGAAGTTCAGGAACAAGCTTTTACATGGCTTCGTAACAACGGTCTAGGCGATATCATTAAAAACGATATCACTGTTACCTTTGGTCGTGGCGAAGATAACAAGGCAGCACAATATGCTGTCCTTGCACGAGGTCAGGGTTTTGAACCAGTCCAGAAGGTTGGTGTTCATGCCCAGACACTCAAGGCAGTGGTCAGAGAGCGTATCGAATCTGGACAGGATATGCCCTCTGATCTATTTAAAACGTTTGCGGGTAACCAGACAAAAATAACTAGGAGATAATAGAAAATGGAAACGAGAGACGAGAAACAAGTAGCAATAAAGAAAGCTGCGCCATTACCTTCATCAATATTGTTTGAAAGTGATGCGCACGCAGGTTTTGAAAATGTAAAGCATACAAGTGTAGCTTTACCTATTTTAAAACTTTTACAAAATGGATCAGCAGAAGGACAAAAACGCAATCAAGCGTATATTGAAGGTGCTGAACCAGGAATGCTGTTAAATACTGTAACTAAAAAAGTATATGATGGCTCAAAAGGAATAGATGTTATTCCTTGTCATTATAAACTGGAGTTTCAAGAATGGTCAGATTTTGGCACAGGCTCAGGAAGACCTGAACAAATCTATCCAGATACTTCGGATATATTGACTAAGACTACAAAAGATCAAATGGGTAAAGATAGATTACCAAATGGTAATTACATCCTTACGGTTGGTCAACATTTTGTGATTATATTAGATAGCAATGGTACTACTGAAACTGCTTTAATATCTATGAGTTCGTCTCAAGGTAAAATAAGTAGAAAATGGAATGCCATGATGATGCAAATTACATTGGAGGGTAAAAATGGTTTATACACTCCACCGTCATTTAGTCATATTTACAAACTTAATACCGTATTGAATTCTGGAAAAGGAAATCAATGGTATGGATACAACATTACAAAAGTTGGTCCTGTAAATGATCCTGCTATGTATGAAAGAGCAAAACAATTCTATCAGAGCTTAGCAAGTAAATAAAACTGTTAACTGGGGTGATAGAAATATCACCCCAAACATGAGAGTGGAAAATGTTAGAAAGATTTAAAGAGGTATTTGCTGGCCTACAAACAGCATACGGACAAACAAAAATTACAGATGAGTTATCTGAAAATGGAAAGCATGAAGCTAAATCTTTTACTAAAAAAGAACCAGTAACAGATTTACTTTGGCAAAAACATTTAAACGGTGATGAACCGGCATTAGGAATAGTTCCAATAAGAGAAGACAATAGATGTAAATGGGGATGCATTGACATTGACACGTACCCTTTTGATCATAAAGATTTTATAAAAAAGATTAGAGATAAAGATATACCTATGATTTTGTTTAGATCAAAATCAGGCGGAGCGCATGTATTTTTATTTGCAAAAGAATTTGTTGCTGCAAGTTTAATGAGAGAAAGATTAAAAAAAATTGCAAGTACATTGGGTTATGCAAAAGCAGAAATATTTCCTAAACAAGATTATATCAGAGCAGATAGAGGAGATACTGGAAGTTTTTTAAACGTTCCTTATCATGGAAGTGATAAATCAGTTAGATTTGCATTTGATGATAATGGTGAAGCTTTAAAAATAGAAGAGTTCTTTAAACTATATAACAAATATTCATTAACTGAAAAAGAATTAGTTAATTTAAAAATTTCTGAAACAGATAATACAGATGATTTATTAAAAGGTGCGCCACCTTGTTTGCAAACAATATTAAAAGATGGAATGCCAGAAGGTGGAAGAAATGACATGATGTATAACATTGGTGTGTATTTAAAGAAAAGATTTCCAAATGAATGGGAATCAAAAATGTATGTTTATAATGAACAATACATGAAACCACCTCTTCAACACACAGAAATGACTAAATCAATAGAGTCTTTAGGTAAAAAAGATTATCTTTATAAATGTAAATTAGAACCGATTGTTAGTTTTTGTAATTCTAAAGTTTGTTCTAAAAGAGAATTTGGGGTAGGAGACAATGTCCCACCTCCAGAAATAACTGGTATAAGTAAGTATCCATCAGATCCTCCCTTATATTTTGTTAATATAGATGGATTAAGTGTTGAAGTAGACGACATTACATTACATGATCCTGAGAAATTTTCAGTAGCATGTATGAATCAAATATCTAAACCAATGCTTCCATTAGGAAAAATTATATGGAGAAAGCAATTAGTTAAACTATTTGAAAAGCTTCAAGTATTAGATGCACCAGATTCATCTAAGATAGATGTTCAAATAAAAGATTTACTTGCTGACTTTATTAATAAAGCTCCAGGCAAGAAAATAGATGATTTAAAAAGAGGATTACCATTTACAGAAGATGGAATTACTTATTTTAAATTTAAGGATTTTTGGAAATATATACAAAGATCTAAATCTTGGACAATACAAAAACAAAGAACAACAAAACTATTGGATGATTTATTTAGTGCAAAAGAAAGTACAATTAAAATAGATAAGGAATCAGTTAGAGCCATGAAAATGGAAACTCTTAAATTAGATAAACCAAATGTTAGAGAGAATAAAATGAAGGAGCCTGCATTTAAATGAAACGAGTAATAATTCCAGGGCCTCCAGGAACAGGTAAAACATATCACTTAACTAATCATTATTTAAGAAAGGAACTTGAAGAATATAAAACTCCAAGTAATAAAATTGCATACATTACATTTAGTAATGCAGCAGCCGATGAAGCTAAAAAAAGAATTGGTAATATGTTTCCTAAATTTGATGTTAAAAAAGATTTTCCATATGTATCTACAATGCACACATTGGGAACAAGACAATTAAATATAGACACTACTACACAATTACTAAAAGATGATAAATGGAATTCATTTAAAAATTTCTCACAAATATGTAAGGATATGTCTTTTGAATCTTTCATAAGTGATTCTGGAGTTCCACAATATAAAAATCAACACATGAAGATTATTGAATATGCAAGAGCTAAAAATATTTCAATTGATGAAGCTGCAATACAATTAGATCTACATCACTTTGTTGATGTATGGTTAACAGAACAAATAGATGCAGATTTAAAAACATATAAAGAGCAAACAGGGATGGTTGAATTCTCTGATATGATTAAACAGTTTATTGAGAAAGATAAGTGTCCCCCACTCAACGCTGTCTTTCTTGATGAAGCACAAGATCTGAATCCTCTGCAATGGGATATGTTCTTTTACATTGAATCAAAATGTGAAAGATCTTTTATTGCAGGGGATGACGATCAAACAATATATACATTCCAAGGTGCTTCTGAAGATATATTCATGGGTTTAAAAGGTGAAATGGATCCAAGGATTGAATCAAGAAGGGTTCCAAAAGCAGTTCATAAAGTAGCATTAAGTATCTTAGACAATATAGATAATAGAATGATTAAAGCTTGGCTGCCAAGAGATGCTGAAGGAAGTGTTAGTTGGAATCAATCTATTGATAATTTAGATTTCAGTTTAGGAAACTGGATGATTTTAGCTAGAACTAATAAAATGTTATATCCAATAAGAGATTTTTTAACTTCTTTAAACCTAAGATTTGATAGTAAAATCAATGACTTATTGCCGAATTCATTATTAGAAGCGTATAGAATTTGGAAGAGATTAAATGATGGTGCAACTGTTGGATCTGAAGAAGCTAAATCAATTTATAAATATTTAAATGTCAAAGATAAATTAGTTAAATATGGTTATGGCACAGGTAAATCATTAGATGCTGTAGACTATGTTGATATTGATGATCTAATGTTAGATCACGGGTTGCTAGTGTCGGGCAGCTGGGAACATTTAAATATTGAAGAACAAAGTAAGTTATACATAAAATCATTATTAGATAATGGTGATGATTTATTTAAGCCGGCAAGAATTAAAGTATCCACAATACATGGTGTGAAAGGTGAAGAATGCGACAATGTTGTATTGTTCACTGATCTTGAGAAAGTAATATATGATTCGGCATTAAAAAATTCTGATCCTGAACATAGATTATTTTTTGTGGGTGTAACCAGAACAAAGGAGAATCTATATATTATGCAACCAACTGAAGAGTTTCACTACAACATAGGAGATCCAATATTATGAGTAATAAAGTTTTCTTTAAACAAGTAGGTGGATCACATTACAAAAAATATAAAATACAGCCTTCTAGATTTATTAATGAAAATAAGATACTGTTCGCTGAAGGTAATGCAATTAAATATATTTGCAGACATCAAGACAAAGGTGGTAAGCAAGATCTTTTAAAAGCGATTCATTACATACAAATGATTTTAGAAAGAGATTATAACAATGAGAGGAAATAAAATGGCAGTATTTGATTTAGGGTTATTTACAGTGTTGTGTATATATTGTTTTTTAATAATGGTAATATAGATGATATTTGAAGCTCAGAAAGAATGGATTTGTCCAGAAAGTTTTCCTGATTTAAAAGGATATAAATATATTGCAATTGATTTAGAAACTAGAGATCCTGATCTTAAAATAAGAGGATCTGGTGCAATTATTGGTAATGGAGAAATTGTAGGTATTGCTGTAGCTGTTGATGGATGGTCTGGTTATTATCCAATTGCTCATCAAGGTGGAGGTAATTTAGAAAAAGATAAAGTTATGGATTGGATCAAGGATGTATGTTCTTCTGATTCAGTAAAATTATTTCACAATGCAATGTATGACGTGTGCTGGCTTCGAGCGGCGGGGGTCAATATAAATGGACACATTGTAGATACAATGGTTATGGCATCATTAATTGATGAGAATAGATTATCTTATACATTAAATAGTATTTCATATGAATTTTTAGGAGAAGTAAAAGATGAGAAAGCTTTAATAGAAGCTGCGCAATCCTGGGGAATAGATCCTAAATCTGAAATGTATAAACTTCCTGCAATGTATGTAGGTAATTATGCAGAAAAAGATGCAGTATTAACTTTAGAATTATTTAAAGTTTTATCGCGTGAAATTCAAAAACAAAGTTTACAAAATGTATTTGATTTAGAAACACAATTGTTTCCATGTTTATTAGATATGAAATTTAAAGGAGTCCGAGTCGATATAGAAAAAGCAAAACTCCTGAAACAACAACTAACAAACCAAGAGCAAGAAATATTATTAAAAGTAAAACGAGAAACAGGGATAGAGCCCCAGATCTGGGCTGCAAGATCAATTGCCACAGTTTTTGATAAACTTGGTTTACACTACGAAAGAACTGATAAATCACACGCACCATCCTTTACAAAGAATTTTTTACAAGAACACAAACACCCTA